CTCGGCACGGCAACCCCCTCCACGCCGGCTCAGATCGAGGGAGCAACTCAGGCAGTTTGGCAGGAGCTGGATAAGGCCGGCTTGCTGGTAGGCTTTGCCACACCGGTTCCACCGCTGGTTGCGGCAGTTCCCGGCACGATCGACGATATCATCGCCGCGCTGGGTAAGTTGGAAGGCTTTGCGGCCTGGCTGAAGACTGCGCCGATCGCCATTCCGGCGAAGTGATCATCCACTAAATCTGGCGATTTTACCGGGTGCTACAGCTTGGCAGAGTGTTTGCAAACCTCACCTAGAGGCCCCAGATGCGCTATTTGCGCATGAAATTCCTTGATAATGCGAAAAAGTCCACTCCGGCGCCCATGACGCGCGAGGAAGAGGCGCTGCTCGGCGTGAGCGAAGAGGATCTGATCACCTTGAGTGCCGAAGACTCACATTTGTCGGAAAAGGTCAGCAAGTCTCCGAATGCCTGACATTCCCAAGCGCCCCTACACTCGCCGGGGCGAGAAATTCGCATGGACCCGCAACCGCGAGCTCGCGGCGCAACTGGTAGCCGAAGACCGGCTCACTAATGTCGAGATCGGCGCCCGTTGCGGTGTCGTCGACCGGCAGCTCGAGCGCTGGAAGGAGATCCCCGAGTTCAGGGCCCGCGTCGCCGAGCACCTCGCCACTTACCGCGCGAAGATTACGGCCGATGGCTTAGCCGACAGAATCAACCAGATTGCCTTCATCAAGTCGCGGCTGGCTGACATCCACGGCATTGTCGAGTCGCGCGGTTTGCTCGCTGTAGCCTCCGGGGACTGGAACGCGCCTGGCGCCAGCACCACGCAGAGGGGCCTTCAGGCTCACACGGTCAAATCGATCGGCAGCGGCGCGAAGCAACAGACCGTCCACGAATTTGCGCTAGACACGGCCTTGATAGCCGAGGAGCGCGCCCTCCTGCAACACCTGTCGATCCTGATGGGCGACTGGAAGCAGAAGGTGCAGCTCTCGGGCGATGTCGAGGTGTCGGTGGTTGACATCCTGCGGGCGCGGAGGGCGAGGCGGGAAGCGGCGGCCGAGCATCCAGCCGAATCTGCACCGGCGCCGGCGCCGCCGTGCGACAATGAGCCATGATAACCGCCACGGCGCGAGTCGCAAACCAGGAAGCGGTGATGCTGGAGGTTGCGGTAACGATGTCAGTGCCGGAGTGGGATCAGGCGCTTACCTCTATAGCCTACGCGATTGGAACCGAGAGGGATGGGTCCTCATCGCTTGCTCGGTTAGCAGCGGTACATCCCCGCTTAGAAGTGGGGATGAATCGACGCTAAGCATTGTCCAGACCTATTCACCACGCATGAGGATATTGCGTAGCGGGCAGCGGTTCTTTTTACGCTCCCGATCTGCGATGAGCGCGCTGACGTCTTTGCTCGACAGCCACAGTGCGCCCCGTTTGTAGGTGTAGGCGATCAAGCCATCTTTCGCCATGATCTCCAGCCGCTCCAGGGTAACGGCCAACAGCTCAGCAGCGCGGTGAGCATCCATTGAGTAAGCGGGTTGGCGATTCTTGACGGCTTTCCGCATCTTGCGGCAGATATCCGCCCGCTTCTTGGCCGGCATTCGCAACCTGGCAGCCAGACGGATTCCTGGATCGGCGCGCGCACAGCCGCAGGAAACCTGCACGCTCTTCTCTTTATTGCTCCCAGTGCCGAGCAGCCTACCGCCGGGAACCCGGCAGAAATTCCCGCAGTCGCATTCGCAACACCAGAACGATTTGCGGTGTTTGTCCATCCCCGCGAAGAAACGGACTACCAGCCGTCCGAACCGCGCGCCGATCAGGGACCGGACGCGCGGAGGTATGGGGATAGGGGCATTCTTCGGCTGTTGCATGTCTCACAGCTCGATAGTCCGCGTGAAGCTAAACGGACCGTGAGGTATGGTGATCTTGGCGCAAATGACAGCTTCGGGATTGTCTTCACTTTCGTATCCCTCATCACCGGGGCACGGTGTGATACCCAGAAACTCCACGGTTGCGCTCTCCGGGAGCTTGGCTTTGATGACGGACCATTTCGCGTAGTCGGACGGTGGAATACAAGCAAGCTTTTCTTTGCCGCAGGGACACCGCATGTTGTCGCAGATCGTGTAGCGATAAGTGGCGCCGACTCCTGCGGCGGTGAATGCGGCATCAGCAATCATGCTGATTAGAGTCTCACGACACAACAGGCCATCGTCGAATTGGGCGCGGGTCAATTCATCGCCATTTGCAGCGACCCACGCGGCGATGTAGGATTGCTTGGCGGCTTCCTTGGCGGCCTTGGCAACGTCCTCAGCGTCCCTATCGGCCTTATTCCTACGTGCGATCTCCGCCACGAATTCGGCGTGATTCTCCGGCCACCAAGCGGCCGGCGAAACCGCCTCAACAACATCTCGAGCACTCTTGATTCGCGCTGTGGGATCGGCGAGGAAGGCTCGATAGGCGGCTTCGGTGCGCTCCCGATTCTTACGCCCGTTTTCGGCCAGCAGGGCTTTGTCCCGCTCCTGATTCTCGGCCAGCTTGACAAGGCCGACGCGCAGGGTTGCGGCAATGTTATTGATTTGATCCGGAGTATAGGCGTACAGGCTGGAATGATTTTGTCGCCCATCCATCCCGCCAGCTTTGAGCTTGACCATCAGATCCGTCTCGTATCCTCGGTCAAGCTCTACTTTGATTTCACCAGATTCCGAGACTGGGAACAATTCGAGATCTTCCGCCGAGACCTCCACCGTCGCTACCTGTTTGCGCGCTACCGGCTGGCCCGTGGCCGTCATCTGCGCGCGTTGCGCCTGCTCGGTGAGCAGATACGTGATTGTGGCTTGCATCGTTTTTCTCCTAGGCGAATCGCCCGCAAGGGACTCCAGGCGAGGGAATCCGATGCGCGGGGCTCGATCAGGCGGCGCGGAGCCAGTCTTCGCCGACGATCACGCGGCGCGTGGAATGGCAGTAGACCATGGAGGACCAGCCGCGCTTGCTGTAGGCGCTCGGATGCCAGATGCGGAGCCCGGTCTTGGTCTCGTAGTGGTAGCTCTCGCCGACCGTGCGCGGGGCAAGAGCGATACCGGGGATGATCTGGATTTTGATGTTCGCCTGAGTTTCGGCGGCGGAAAGCAGGATGGAACGGCGTTGCAGTTTTGAAATGGTCACAATGTGACTCCTTTTAAGAGGGCCAGTGGCCCCGGTTACTGACAAGAACAGAATGCTATAAGCGATTATTGGAAGTCAAGAGAATAATGCAGCCCTTACGAAGATTTTTGAAGAGAAAGCGAAACCCGCGCTAACTTGTTGCGCCGTCTAGTCTCCAGCGCCTTAGCTTGCAGCGCGTTCAAGCGCTCAATCGTCATTGAGCCGAATCCTTTCCGCGCATGCCGCGCCTTACCGCCTATCCGGCCCATTTGGCGCATTACCTCGCGCTGTTCAGCCGTCAGTTTCGAAACTTCCGTGTCGCCCGCCACAACTCGATACATGGCTACATCGTATCAGTAAGCGCTTATTCGGTCAAGCTCACTGCAATAAGGCGGACCTCACGCCGGACACCTTGCAGACTGCTGAGTCGAGGTTTACCCCGCACAAGCCCAACCTGTACGCGCTGAACCAACTCCAGCGCTCGACATGCCGTGCGATAGTCTGGTTGTGGCTGGGCCCGATCCGAAAATTCGACATATCGTAGGAGACTAGGATGCTCCTCTTTAACGGATCGACGATCTTCTCTCCCACATCGGCGAATCCTCCACTGCTCCCCGCTCGCGCTGGCCCACCACGTACTGGATCGTGCCGCCTAGCTGCTGCTCCAGCTCGCGCGATCGCGTGCCGCTTGCGTGCTGGAACCTTGGCGCGGGCGGTCTTATGCCGCTCCGAGCTCCGCCTATAGCCGAGCGCCCCGCAATGCTCGGTGAGCCCGCGAATCAGTCGCGTGGCCTTCACGCTGAGAGTACCCAGGCATGCGGGTTTCTCGCAGTCACACCGGCACAGCCAGTACGCGGCTTTGCCGCGGATCGCGTCAAACTCGATCACCCTGAGGGCGCCGAAGCGGCGCCCTTTAAGATTGGTGCGGGGAGCTGGCATCACTTACCGCTTCGCGCGATTTCAGCCTGCTGCCTCATGATGCGCGCGGCGTGGACCAATCTCGATCACTCTGTTCCTCTGACTGGATTCTAGCATGTACCTGCCTAATTCCTTCCGCAAGACGAACAAGCAGCCGCAGAACTTCGCGCAGGAAGTCAGCGGCATGGCGGGCGCGAACATCAAGAAGTTCCCCAGGCAGAACGCCGGCGGCCCCAGGCCGAGCAACGGCATCTTCCCCGGCAAGTCGCGCAGGGGGATGCCGCCGGTTGCGGCAGGACACACCAAGATCGTGAATCCCAAGACGCACGCGAGCAAGTTACTGGGAACATAGGAACATCATGACTGCTCCTCATCTGACTGGCCTGCTGACCGGCGGCGTCGCCTTCGGCGTGATCGCGCACGCAGTCCAGACCTTCCCCGTGCCAGACAATAAGTACGGCGCCTGGCTGCTCGGCACGATCCAGTACGTGGTGGGCCAGCGCGAGCGGGGGCTCAATACCCTGGCTGGCAGCGACACGGCCACCGCGGCAGTCGAGCGCGGGAGCGGACGATGATGGACATAGCGCAAGCCGCCGCAGCCGCCGGCACATTCATCGGCGCAATGGTGGGCGCTTTTTTCGCTCGCAAAGCGAAATCTTCGACCGAGAAGTTGCGCGCGGAAGTCGAAGGCCCCGGCAACGAACCGAGTCTGCGGCAGATGCTGCTCAGTCAGAATAGGGTGATCGAGGGCCACGCTGCGACGGTCGCGACTGAGTTTGCGCGGACCCATCGGGACTCCGGCGCCATCATGGAGCGCGTGTCTCGGCTTGAGGGGCGGGTGGATAAGTTAGAGAAGGTCCACCGGAACGGGTAAGCCTCGTTAGGCTCGAGGAAGAGGCACTCTATACTCAACCGCGAGTTCAGCGGCGAGCTCGCGCGTAATCTGAAGCTCAGTTGGGCATGGCCAACCTCGGGCCGACCAGTGATCGAGCATCTGGTTGAGCGCAACCTCAGCCTCAGAGTACATAGCCCTGGGATCGACAACCGGATGAAGCGGACTGCGCCACGGCTCCAAGCTCGATTGCGTCGGAGCTACAGGCTTCGGCGCCGCTGGCTCTGAAGTTTTGGCCGCTAATGCCGCTGGAGCCGCAGCCGATGCGGTCAGCAATCCAAAGAAACTGCGTCTCGAAAGGTTCATGGTTCTCCTCAATTCTATGACATTCAACCCCTTCCGCATCTTGGTAGTTGTTTCCCTTTTAGTCCTTGCCGCTGCGCCCTCCCACGCCTCGACGCCCGCCTGGATGTGCAATCTCTTCGGCTCTTACTTCCCTGGCTGCGGCCCTAGCCAGCCATCCTTTGCTCCCACATTCGAGCCCAACGTGATAATTCAGTCACCTTTCGGCGGCGCTACTCAGCCGACAAACAAGTACTACTTCGCCACGCTCGACACCGCCAACAAGGTCTGCGCTCTGCTTGGCTGCACGCGCGTTTACGAGGCCAATCCGTGCAATGAGGGCGGCGGGCCCGTTAACTGTTCGGCGCCGGAGCGCATTTGCGCCTTCCCTACCGGCGACAAGAACTGCGGCTTCCTGGCCGGATACTGGGACCGCAACCCGGATAACTTGTACCCCGGTGTGGCGCTCAACTTGGCGCGGGCCGACATGCTCCGTTAGGGAATCGCTCCGACATTTCTATGGGTCGCGCTTCCGAGGATCAGGCGGGGGCCGGTTCCATTGCGCGCGGCTACCTCGCCATTGATTCGGCCGTTGGCACATCCTTTTCTAAAAAATACCAGGAGTTCCAAAGTATGGACACAGAAGTAATCGAATCCAAGCCGCCGCAGTTTGAGAGCTATGTCGAGATGAAGAAGTCTCGCCACTCGAAAGCGGCAGGCAAGGATCCGGGCGCGGCTACCGACACACAGCCGAAAGAAAAAGATCCGGTCCCGGCTTCCGACAAGCCGCCCAAGGCTCCCGCAGAGAGCGCCGCACCCGCGGCTGAGTCTGCGCCACCGGCCGAGGATGACAAATCCCCTGCTGCCCCAGTATCTACGTCCGCGCCGAAAGGCGAAACCGCTGGAACCTCGGACGAACCAGGAAAAGAAGCTCAACAACCAAAGAGTGGTGAAAAGAAACGGGACCGCAGCGCCAAGGGCCGTGCGCAAGAGCTGCTGGCCGAAGGCCGTTTCGAGGAAGCCGAGAAGATTATCGCGGCCGCCGTCACGAAGACGGACCGCGAGAAATTTGACGCCGACCTCAAGACGGAAAAGGAACGGGCCGATCGACTCGACAAAGAATTGCAGGAACTCCGGACTCGCAAACCGGCCATCGAGGAGAAGCCCGCCGCCGAGGCTGCGAAACCAGCCGAGCCAGCCAAGCCAGCCGAGCCGGCGAAGTTCGCCGAGCCGAAGCCGCAGCCCAATATGCGCGCCTTCATGGAGAAGGCGCCGACCGAGCATCCGGATAAGTCCTACGAAGAGTTGCAGGATTTGTACTGGGCTCAGTATGGGGCCGAGGTAGAAGCCTGGAGCGATCGGCGTGACGCATGGCGCGATACAGAAAGGGCGCGTCAGGCTGAAGCGCAGGCCGCGACTGAGCGCGCAAAGGCGGCCCAGGCCAGCCGGAAGGCTGAGCAGGATGCCAAGATCTCGGCCGCGAAGGCGAAGTATCCAACCTTCGAAGCCGAGCTACAGGCCGGGATAGCTCTAAAGTTGGTGAATGAGGGCATCGAAGCAGCCTTCGGACAGGCCAGAGATATGGGCGAGTTGCTCTACGGGCTCGTTAAAGACAACCAGGCTGAATACCAACGCATCGCGAAGTTGCCGCCGCAGGAAGCGTTTTACGAAACCCTGCGGCTGGCAATCCGGCTGGAACTCGAGCAGGGTAAGCCTGCCGACCCGCCAGCCGCCGCCCCTGCCGCTCCCGTTTCCACTCCAGCTCCGGCGCCACCCGCGCCGGCCGCCGAAGCCACTCCCGCCGTTGTTGAAAGACCCAGGCCAGCCGTCAGCAAGGCTCCCAAGCCTTATGTGCCGCCCACGGGCGCCGGGGAATCGGTTCCCGTGCGCCCGTCGAATTATAAGCAGTTCAAGAATCGCCACGCGGCCTGACGGCCCAACCCGGCCGCTTCCAGAGTGAAGCGGCCACCTCAGTCAGTCGTACGTACCGACTCAACCCGTCGTACGTACCGACTCAAACCCGTACAAAACAATGGCAAACCAACTTTTGACCAGACAGGAAATGGTCTGGGGAGTGCTCGAACCGCTGAGCAATAACACCGTCGCCATCCCGAACACGACCCGCGACCTAGACCAGGAATTCGGGCGCAAGGGAAACAAGATCGGCGACACAATCTATGTAGCCAAACCGTGGCGCGCAATCGGCCGCGACGGCGCCGCCTACCAACCCGAGGGCCTGATCGACACCCAGGTACCCATCACCATCAACCAGCAGTCGGGTGTGGACTTCCAGTTCTCGAGCCAAGAAAAGTACCTCAGCTTGGACGCGATGAAAGACCGGTATCTGGACAAGGCCGGCCTCTCCCTCGCCAACAAGCTCGACCTACGACTCTTGCAGATGGCCGTAGTCAACACCGCCAACCTCGTCGGCACTCCCGGCACCACGCCGGGACTCTCCGGCTCGAATGCGTTCCAGATTTGGGCGCAGGCCGGCCAGAAGCTCGACGAAATGGGCTTCCCGCTCAAGGGCTCGACCCGCTGCGCGTTCATTACGCCCGCGATGAGAGTCGGCTGGATCACCAACCAGACCGCGTTTTTCAATCCGCAGAACGCGATCGGTAAGCAGTGGAAGACCGGCCAGGTGGAAGATGCGCTCGGCTACGAGTGGTATGTCGACCAGAATATCCCGACGCAGACCATCGGAGTTCTGGGCGGCACGCCCGCCGTCGTCGGCGCAGGCCAGACCGGAACCAGCATCCTGACCAATGGCTGGACGGCCACAACCGCCACCATCGCCGTCGGCGATAACGTCACCTTCGCCGGCGTCTATGCGGTCAATCCGCAATCGCGCCTCTCGACCGGTTCTCTCCAGGACTTCGTGGTCCAGGCATTGGGTACCGCGGACGGCTCGGGCAACATGACGCTAACCGTCACCCCAGCCGTCGTTCCATCCGGAGCGTTTCAGAATGTCTCGGCCTCGCCCGCCTCTGGCGCGCTCATCAACGTGTACCACGCAGCGGCTGCCGGACAGTCCGCCCTCTCGGCGCTGCAGACCCCCCAGGCGCTGCTCTGGGACAAGCAGGCTTTCGCGTTTGTCAGCTTCCCCGGTGACGTCCCGGAGGGAGTCGACATGGGCTTCCAGGACCAGGATGACGACATCGGCGTGAGCGTCCGGTTTGTGCGCCAGTTCATCGGCGCCACCGACCAGATGATAAATCGTTTTGATGTGTACTATGGAAGCGGGCCTTTATATCAGGAAGGCAGCGTAAGGATTTGCGGGTAGCTATTTGTAGATTGTTAGAATCAATGGTATCTTAGCAGCCGAGGTACGCTCGGCCACAAGAAGACTGAGGCTGGCCTACTTGCACTCTCGATTAAGGGCACCGGTAGGAAGCTATCGGATGAACATCGAGAGGCGATACGTCAAGCTCAGATGGGCAACCAGCACGCTGCAGGCAAGAGTCATCCCGCTTGGAATGCGGGTGGTTGCCACACGCCCGAAACAATAGCCAAGATGTCTGAGGCGAAAGTTGGCGGCAAGAACTGGAATGCTAGGCCGATAGAGATAGGCGGAAAAGTCTATCCTTCGACTACAGAGGCTGGTCTCGACTTAGTCAAGGAGCCGCCAAGTTTCTGGTCGCATCGCGATATAAAGGAATGCCACGGAGGATTAACGAGCCGTGGAATAAGGGCATTCCCCGCACAGAAGAAGAAAAGGCTAAGATGCGCGCGACGCATTTGTTGAAGCTTCATCCAAGGTGTCGCGCCGTCGAGGTCAAAGGTATTATCTACCCCTCCGTTGCGCAGGCCGCGCGTGAGTCTGGCTTGAGCGTGGGGCAGATTTGGCATCAACTTAAGACCGGACGCGCCCGGTACATCAACCCGCCATCTGGCGGCAAATCCCTCAAGGAAAAAACAGTAACATGCGAAACATCTTGAAACTCGGGCCGATTCTGGCGCTTCTCGCAGCGTCTGCCTTCACAGTCCAAGCAGCCACCGTCTACGGCGGCCAAGTCGATACCACCAACACCACGCTGTCGGCCGCCGTTGCCGCGCAAGCCACGCAGTCTGGCGTCTTTCCGCCACAGTGGTGTGTCGCTTCGGCAACTGGTATCGTGCTGCCGTCGCTGTCAGGCAACACCGTCGGCTCTTATCTGTTTGTGGATAAGGAAGCCGCGCAAGTCTACGGACAGGGAACCAGCTCTACCTGCTTTTTGGTTCGCCGCGGCGCGCTTACCACATCGGCCAACTACGCTCACGCCTCTGGGGCAACCGTGTGGGTCGGCAATCCCGCCGTCAGCTCGGGTGACAACTCGCGGCCATTCAGCGGCGCCTTCATTCCAGAACCTCCGTCTGGCACATGCACCGCCAGCGCTCAGTATAGCTTGCCGGTGATCGTGACCGGCAGCGCAACCGCCCAGGGCCTCTATTCTGGCGATGTCTACTACTGCCGCGGCGGATACTGGGCCAAGGGTGACGCGCAGATTCCTGCCGCGCCTTACACTAGTTTCACCACCTTGGCCCTGCCGGGCATTCCGCTGGCGACCATGGCCGCGTCGGTGACCGACGTAAACGGGAAGGTATTCTACAGCCAACTCAGCGTGCCAGCCAACGCGACACTGACCGGCGCCTGCTTGCTCAACGCCGCGACGGCCACAACCGACAAGGTTATCTACATCCTATGGGATGGAGCGGGCAATGTCGTCGCTACCACGGCGCTTGCCGGAACCACAGTCTCTGGCGCTTCGCAGTACCAATGCCTCGCGTTCACCAACAAGGTGAATGTGCAGGGGCCCGGAACGTATTTTATCGGCGTTCAGGGCAACGGAACCACCTCCACTTTCTACGCTTACACGACTGGAGGCAACACGACCGGCTACGCGACCGCAGCGGTGACCGGTGGAACCTTTGGCACGATTGCGGCGATCGCACCCTCAACGACCTTCCACGACGTGACAGGTCCCTTGATGTCGACTTACTAGGAGACCAATACTAGGAGACCAAAACATGGACACCAAAATTCACCCCTTCCACGAGTTCCCTCCCGAGGGGATTCACCTGCACCACAAAACCAAGCCTCCGATCGTCGCGCACGACTCCGAAACCAGGGACAAGGCGATGCAGGACGGCTACACGACCGAGTATCTGCATAAGGACTTCCCCGCCGTGAAGCACGTTGAGGTTCATAACGCCGCAGAGGCAGACGATGCCGCGGCGCATGGCTTCCACGGCAGCGGGGATTTCCCGCGCACGGTGAGCCGGACCTTCCAGTCTGAGGAGGAGTTTGAGGGGTTCAAGAATCCGAAGGAGCCGGAGAGTTCCAAGGACGAGCGCCCCAATGAAGGCAGTGGCAGCGTCAGCCATCCCGCTTCGGATCATCCCGAGCACGACGACCAGAAGTAGTTCTCCTTTAGCGGGGGCCGCCTTACCGGGCGGCCCCCGCTGTTTTTTCTCTGAACAAGTGCGGGGCAAACTCACCTGTCATCCCGCTAATCGTCACCATCCCATTCCAACTTACCGACTGGATATGTCGCGCAGGCTCCTCTGGCATATGCGCGAAGGTGATGTCTTTGCCGAGGAGTGACAGCGCGAGCTTCTTCTGCTCTAGATCCTCTCGGCCCATGATGAGCGGATGTGGGCACCCGGTATCGCATTCGGCGTCGTCATAGTCGGCGCGGCAAGTATCGCACGTCCTGAGCATAGACCCAGCATAACATCAGATTTTATGAACCTACGATTTCTCCCCATCCTCCTTCTTTTTACGTCGAGCCTCCTGGCCCAACGCGCGACTACCCAGCCCACCCATACAGCCTTCCACGCCGCCTCGCTCTCCAGCTCCACCGACAAGGTGACGGTCCAAGGTGTCGCCGGTGGAAAGAACGGGCAGTTCACGACGGCCACAGTCTACTGCTCGGTCGCCTGCTCGTTCACATTCCAGCAGAACGGCGCTGCGGCGACGACCACGACACTGGCCACGACACCCTTCAATCTCGCGCCCCCCTCGACGGCCACGGCATGGTCGGCTTCGAATGTCGGCACGGGCACCACGCTTCCAACCTTCAACATTCCCGCCGGCGGAGGCACGATGACCTTCGACCTCTCCATGTTTACCTTGCAGCCCTCGCCAACCAGTAACCTCTCGATCGGCATCGCCTCGATGACCGGCAGCACCCAAATCACGATCAACTGGACCGAATTCTGATGCGCGTTCTCTGGCTATTATTGCTCGCTGCCGGCCTGGCGGCGCAGACACCTATACCGGGGCCTGGATCAGGAGAGGGCGGTGGAGGCAGTTCGATCAGCGGACTGACGCCGACGGCCATCGTCACGGCAGCGAGCGCCACCACGGTTCAGACACCATCGGCCACAGCGACGATGGACGCGAGCGGCAATATCTCCACGCGGGGCTCGATCTCCTCAGGCGTCGGCTCTGGATTAGCTGGCGCTGATGATTTGCAAGCCGGTACAGCACACACGGCCATCGGCGTCGGATTTCAAGCACCCACAGCGATCACTACTCCGTTCATGATGACCCTGCCCGCGCTTCCGGCGACGGGGTTTCTATTCAACACTGGTACGGCCGATCCGGGCGTGCTTTCTTTCGTGGCGGGAACCGGATCAGGCAGTGTCGTGCGCGCGACATCGCCGACTTTAGTTGCTCCGGCTTTGGGGACTCCAGTGAGCGGCATTGGGACCAACATTACGGCTATCCCGAATGCAAATGTGTTGGGAACCCCAGTCCCTACCCCCGGAACCTCGATCACCCTCACCGCTCCGAGGGGCTATGCGATTTGCACCGGAACCTGCACCGTCACTGTTCCGGTTCCCGCTGCGGGAAATGAATTCTGCATCATGAACGACGACAACGTGGCGACGGCGATTACTCTAGCGGCCCTCGGTTCAAGCGCAATGTATGAAAACCAAGCACGAACAGCCTATGGAACGGCTGGAACTGGTACGTTAGTTGTAGCGGCTGCGGCGGCGAACAAAGTCTGCATCGTCGGACGTGACACAACACACTACCTTACCGTCTCGAATACGGGCGGCGCGATCACGGTGAACTGATGAGTATCTATCTAGCTCTCGCCGTTATCTGGCACACGCTTGTATTCTCGCCGTCTCCTCAGATGTTGCAGGGAATCGTGCATGGTAGTTCTACATCTGGCGGTGGTAGCAATACCTTCACTACAGTTCAGAACACGGCTATCCCTTCGCCTAATGGCAGCAGCTACACCGGGCCAAGTGGAACTGGCAACATAGCAACTATAATTTTTACCAGTGATACAGGCTCTGATTTTACGATCTCCTCGATTTCCGGTGGAGGCACGTGGGTTATTCCAGCGGGGTGTCATGGGGGATCTGGTGCTATAGGTTTTATTGCGTGCGCCTATACATTAAGCACTACCGCCGCTGCGACTATAACTATTACGAAGTCTGGAGCAAGCGTTACAACCGCTAGTATTTGGGAGTACACCCCAAGCGGGACAGCAGCACTAGATGGTGTTGGTACTTGTACGATTAGTTCCGGAAATCCGATTAATGGCTGTACTCCGTCTCTCTCTGGAACGAACGATGTGATAGTTCAGGGGATAGCGTTAGCATCAGCCCAAGCCAGTTCTGTTTCTGTGTATGGAAATATGATAAATCACGGTGGCACAGTCTTTTCCGCCGAAGCCGATTTGGAGAACTCGGCAAGTACTACGCCTCCTAGCTGGACATTAACAGGTGCAAGTACAGGATTTGGAACCTTGATTGCCTTCAAATGAGACTAGCTATTTTATTGCTGCTTGCTGTGGCGAGCTTGCACGCCCAAGGTGTCGCGCATTCCTACACGGCAATCTCTCGCGCAAATGGAAACTGCACCGGAGCGACGAACGACAACACCGCGTTCACAACAGCCAATACGGACGCGATCAACTGGCAGAACACGCCGAATGTCGGGATAGTTGAGATTGACATAGGCTCAGGTAGAAGCGATCTACAGGATTGTGAGTTTACCTCAGGCGGATCGGGAAATAGCTTTCTGAAGGGAATCAAGCAAATCCGCCTCGTCTGTCTATCCACTGGCGGCTGTAAACTCGGAGATGGCGGCGGAACCGGAAACGGATTCTTTCTGGGTGGCGTCGGCCAGATCAATGATAACGTGCATTCCGCTCGCATTCAGACAGTGAGCGCCGGATCGTCGGCGGTAACTCTAGTAACCGCAGGGCAGAATACACGCTTTACCGTCGGCCAGTGGGTTCTCATCACCGGCTTGGACTTACAGGGTTTTGGCAACCCGACTAATCCGCACTTCTTTGAATATGCGCTGGTGACAGCAATCAACGGATCGTCGGGCGCAATTTCGTTATCGGCACCGCTCAACAATTCGTATAAGTCAACTTGGCCCGCCTACACCTCAGGCGATGGGTCGAATGTCGATCAGGGAGGACCAGCTACAATTTACGCGCTCGATCCAACGTGGGACACGGAAGTCTATATCGACGGCTTCACCATCGACCAAGCCTCTCAGACGACGGCTAATGGGCGCAAGGTCACGTTTCATAACTGCACTTTCACGACGACCGCAGGTATCCCAAGCCAGAATCTTTCGTGGTCGCTCATCAATTCCACCGAGACGACGACGGTCGAAATGGATAAGTTGGTTGGAACCGTCGCGGCGTATAATTCCTCCTTCACTGGTATCGACTTTCAAAGCAGTTCCATTGACTTATTTACGATGTACGGCGGCTCGATCTCTGGCCGCTTGCATGGTACGCCAAAGAGTATGCGGATGGTCAACGTGGCTGTCGCTCCAGGCGCAGACTTCTGGCCGGGGGCGATTGCTTACGGAGTGACAACTTTACCGATCACGTTAGAAGGCGTGGCGCTCCCAACGTCCACAGCGCGGGGCGGCTATAAGACTGACACCACGACGCTTACCGGGGCCTCTATCACGGCGGGAACCATCACGATTCCAAACGTGCCTAGCGTGAATAATCCTCCTGCGTGGGCTGTTCCGAACACGCCCATCATGTTCGCCGGGAGTAATCCGCTTGGAACACAAACTTGGTTTACGGTCACCGATGTCACGCAGAGCGGCAGCAGCGTCGTCATCACGACAAGCCTTGGAGGGGGAGTCAACGCATTCCCTGCCCAATACATCTGGACTCATCCCGCGCCAAATATCACCTGCTCTGGCTGCACTGGACCCGGCGCTTCCGTGCTTTCGCCCAATAACGCAGGGCAGGCGTTCCCCGGCTACAGCGGGGGTGTGAATCCAGTTCTGCTTGATCTGGTCAACCACTGGTCGTTGTTGGACACACAGACAACCTCGGCAACCTCGGTCACGATAGGAACAGGCACTTTCACATTCACCGTCGCGGCGGGGTTATCATATCCAAATTGTTTCAATGGTAGCGTGCGGCAGGATTGCACTTCCACCACCGGGCATGGCGTTACCGTCGCCAGCGCTGCAAACAACGCAAATTTTGGGCAGGGGTACATTGTTTCGTACTTGGATACAGCCCTGAAAGTCACTTTTACCACGACTGGCGGCTCGGGTACGCATACAGATTGGCAGATTTCCACTCCGCGCTTAGGCTCACTCTCAAATCAACTCCCGATTACAAACCCGCTTCAATTCAACCTGGAGGAAACGGCGTTTGGAGGGGGGGCTGGACAAAGTGTTCTACCGGGAGGACCGACGAACGGCGCTGGAATATTCGACTTTTTCAATAGTTCCGTGGCAGAAGAATTGGCACCCCCGCGCAATGTTGGTCAAGGCGTTCTCCCGCAACGCGACATGGCTGGAGCGGGGAGTTGGACTGCAACGCTTCGCTATAAGGTGACTAGTCTTCCAACCTCTCCCGCGCCATTGCTTTGCGCTGGAAATAATTGTAGTGGCTATAATCTCGTTCTTAATCAGTCAGATCACGCCCTCCACTTTTCCTCCACGGCGGATGCCGCTCACTCAAGTACGGTGACTACGATTTGCAATGGGGATGTGACGTGTGTCAGTCCAACGGCGTTGACGACTAATCACCTTTATTTCATCACAGCAAGCTTTGATGCAGTTCTAGGTCAATTGAGCCTCAGTGTTGACGGAACAATCACCCAGTCCGCGACCGGGCTTGCCCCGCGAATCCTCTTGACTTATCCTAGTCCCGCGCCAACATTAGGCGGTACAGGATCTAATTCGGCAGAGGGATATATCCAAGATTTCAGCTTTTTCAAGTCTGCGCTATCATCTTCTCAGATCACCTACCTCTACAACGGCGGCACGCCTCTTGCGTTCAACCCTTACACCTACAACTACACGTCTAGCGCTTCTGGTACAGGACCGTTGCCCAAGGTGACCCTTGTCAAAGAGGCATTCGAGACAAGCGATTCCAGTTCCAACGGGATTACAAATGGCATTGCGGGTGTTGGGTTCTATCGGCCTTATCACTTGAGTGCTTGGAATCAAACCGTAGCAACAGCGCGAGGTGGAAACTACGTCTGGTCACTTTCTACAGATCACATTGGATTTGGTAGCGATACTCCACCTAATCTACAGAACGGGCTCTGGCTTGGTTATTCAAGTGGCCCCACTGTCAAACCGTCCAGTTACACGCGAGTCATTGTTGGTCCAAATGCTGGCAGCGGCTTGGACCCCGGCAACGGGGTAACTTACTTAAAGTTTGAACAGCCGAGACTTCAGTACAATGCCGCTGACCCGAATAGTCTCCCGTTTTACGCCTACATGACTGGGGAGCGAAACACCACAAAATCTCCCTGCCTTCTCAGCGACACGCAGGAAACGCTCTTGTGGCGCTCGGCAGACATGGTGACATGGACATTCTACGGGATTGCGATTCCATCCTATACTAGCGGCACTGTCTTCAACTACGACCTCTGCTTCCCCGGATTCGCAAACATTTACGCTCCCGGCGACCTTCCCGGCATCACCACATGGCAATCGTACAACCTCGGCAATAATGCTTTTGCTCTGGAGTATGTCCTGCAATCCTCTAATCCAAAGCTGTTTGACTTCAATGCCGTGAATCAAGATTTGAAAGAGTTAGATTTTGCAGCGGCGCTTCCCGGTCAATATCAGGAATGTGACTGGATGCAGGGCGTGTTCTCTCCCGACAATACAAACGTCTACGCTGTTGCCAAATGTTTCATGCCGGGAGGTAGAGGAATGGCGCTGTTTAAGCTAGCTCAGGAGACATGCTCCGGTTGTTCATCCCTATCCTGGCGTCAACTGACCGGGCAGGTGTGGCCGCTGGGCATCATGGCAACGGACGTTTACCCAACTCTTGGATACATCCAGGACGCCCACATCTATTTCGAGTCAGGGACGTTGTACATCTACGTGGAGCGGGGATTTTATCCAGGCGCTACGGCTCCGGGGACAACTCCGGTTCATCTTAACCAGATCGATCTGTGGACGGCGACAGTGGCGAATATCGGCGGTTCGGTAATTGGGGGCAATGTTGTGATGGGTGGCAACGCGGTGAGGCAGTGATTGCAGCGTCTCCCAGGTGTATCGGAACCGGCAAAAGCTGAAGGCAAACGAGTACCGGCTGGCAACCGACGCGCAAGGCAAGACTATGGTGATTGTGCTTCTACCCGCGAACTCAGGCATTGAGGAGTTCCAGGCCATCGCAGCGCTGCCGCCAGGGACGTAGGCTAGTGCGATGACCACCGAAACAATCTTCGTCCGAGCCGAACACCGCCCGAGCGTCTGCCTCCGCTGCCGGGAGCGCTCGCGCAATCTGCAAACCTCCGCGCGTATCTGTCTGTCCTGCATCGAGTATCTGGCTACCGAGGGTGGCCGCTGGAGCGCAGGTGACGACAGCTACATGCCGGCCGTGCGCGAGTGGCTCAAGAGGCGCGGCTGCCGCTATGAGGAGCTGCCGGCGGCGGAGATGGCGTAATCTCTATGTCCAATTTGCATCGTCCGTGTCCAGCGTGATCTGACTTCCAGGCTAGTAGTTGCCCTAAAAACCGGCCATACGCTTCCTTATCGGCCAGCAATAACAGCCAATCGGGCCGCCTGAGCTCTGATCCGCAGACGCAGGTGTATTTCATTTCCACAGTCCAATTCTAAAGGATTTTCACCACCACTATGCTCAACGATCACACCCAGTCCGTCCAAGACCAGCAAGTCGAAATCGACCGCGTTCTAACGCGCCTGCAGCAGAAGGGCGTCGCCAATTCCACCAAGCCCACGCTGATGGTCAACACCATCGCCGTCATGCGGGGCCGCAACAATGGCTACCCGAAGAATCTCTACCATGAGTCTTTCGAGCCGCGGATCGCCATCAACGAGGACCAGGAGGACATGCTGCGCGCGCAGGGTTACGGCGATATCTACATCCGCAGGAACTACCCGAAGATGCTCTTTCGCCGCAACATGCACCCTAAATTTGCGGCCAAAGCCGATCCGTCGATGGGTTCGCCCGATGACACCAGCACCTTCAAAGGCAATGAGTTCGTTGAGGAGCGCACTGTCCGCGACGAGAAGGCTGAGAAGGCGCTGCTCGCCGCTAAGGTTCCGAATGGCTGCAGCCCGTGGTTCGAGAAGTTGACCGACCTGCCAGAGCTCGATGCGACCGAAGAGGATCAGTCCCTACTGATCGCACGGCTTCAGGGGCAGCTCGCCGAGGCGCAGCGCAAACAGGCTGAGCCGCAGGAGACTACCAATCCAGCGCCGCCACGCCACGGTCGCGCACCGTCGAAGGACCCGGCCCTGGCAAACAAAGAGGCGGCGTAAACGGACATGAAGAAACTCATCGCCATTCTGCTGCTTGTCTCAGCCACCGCCTTCGGGCAGGGTTTGGACGGGCAACTTTCCGCCGGTATGCCGCTCGGCCCCGGCGATTCGCTTCACGGCCTGGCTGGAACCGGCGCCGTTGTGACCTACACGCTACTGGGTGTGGAGGCGAGCCTTTCTTCGCAGCCGCGCGTGTTCCAGAACCACGTGCTGGCGCAAGGGCAACTGGGAACCGGCGATGCGTCCATCTACTCGCCACCCAGCCGAACGACAGCCGCCGTCAGTCAGGTCATCCTGACCAACACCAGCGGCAGCGCCGTGTCGGGCGTCTCGCTCGGAATAAACGGGTCCTCGGCGACCGCCGGCAACCAGATTCTTGCCAGCATCTCGATTCCGGCAAACGGGCTGGCGCTTCTCATTGACGGCATCCTGCGCGTCTACGATGCGAACGGAAATCTCTACCAGACGGCGACCACTCCGTTTGATGCGACGGCGCCGGCCGCGACTACCCCGCTCGCGCTAGGGACCGTTGGAACGGCAGTCACCGCGCCGCACCGGGATCACACGCACCAGAGTCCCGGCGGCGTCGCTTCGACAGTTGCCGCGTCTTCCGGCATCAACACGACCGAGACACAAGTTGTTGGCGCCACCATCCCGGCAGGAATGTTGAAGGCGGGAAGTGTGATCGAGATCGAGGCATACGGCACGATTACCTCGACCGTCGATAACGTGGCCACGTTTAACATCCGGTTGGGGCCCACCACACTTACGGGCAATATCCCGGCTGCCCTGGCGGTCCATTGCGGGAATTCTGGAACAGTCACCAATGCGGCGTTCGTCCTGCGGGCCCGCATGCACGTCCGGACGGCGGGCGCGAGCGGCACCGTTTACGGATACGGAACCGTTATCAGCCTGGACTCTGGAGCGGCGGTCACCCAAGCCCTGGCTCTGACCACGGAACTGTTCACGCCGGCATCGGTCGCCCTGGACACCACGGTGGCTAACGTAGGCGAGTTGACCGTGGTCACGGCGGCAACCACGACGACGATCACCTTCCAGGCCGCCAGCGCGTCCGTCATCAAGATGTAAGGGCATGTGGCGCTCGCCGAGGCAGGCCATTCCGCTGGATCTTACCCTCCTCTGGAAATTTCCGTTCCAGCTCTACTATCTGGAGGCCGTGAATCCGACCGACTCCGACATCGTGCTCACGGTCCAGGATCAAGCCGGGCTGGCCGGACCAGTACAGCAGATTGTTTCCAGTCAAAAGTTGCTGACCTACGAATCGAAGTACGGAACACCGATGAACGGCCTCGCGTGGAAAGCTTCCGCGTCGGGGCTCGTCGGATGGATCTGTGGAGATAATAAAGATGAAGTACACCCGTAAAATCTCGCCTGGCTTGTGGGGCGTCATTGCCCTGTTAGGGCTACTGTTAGCTTCCGGAGTATTCGGCCAACTCCAGCAATCGGGAGGCCCAGGATCAAGCGTCAACGCGACGCAGACTGGAACCTGGACCGTTCAGCCCGGAAACACCGCGAACACGACCGCATGGAAGGTCGATGGATCGGGCGTAACTCAGCCGGTGTCTGGAACCTTCTGGCAGGCGACACAACCAGTCAGCGGAACCTTTTGGCAGGCAACGCAGCCCGTGTCGATCGCTGCCACACTGAGCACTGCGCCGAAGACCTCCTGCGGCACGACGGCCTTCACTCCGGCGTGGGCGGCGATACCGACGTCTACCACGGCCCTGACAGCCACAACCTCCTGCGTTCTGGCCATTATGGTGACCAACACCAACGCTTCGGCGCAAACGGTTACCGTAACGGATGGACAAGGCTCACCGATAACAGTCCTGCAGGCGTTCTCCGTTCCAGCCAACTCCGAGTTGACGCTGCCGTTCTACGGATCCCAGATGACGAGCGGCATAAAATGGTCCGCTGGCGGAACAGGCATGACGGGCACGGTTGTAGCTTACCAATGAGAACGGTTCTTATTTTGCTGCTCGTTGGAGTTTTCCTGCGAGCCGACCTAAGCCCCTCCGGAAATGCCGTTCCGGCGAGCCAAAGCGGGGTGTGGACGATGCAACCTGGCAACACGCCCAATACCACCGCCTGGCTCCATCAATTCCCAGCCTCCAGTTCCAATGTCATCACCGCTGCCGCGACGACTGCGGTGAAGGCGACAGCCGGCACGCTACGGCGCATCAGCGTGACTACCCAGGTAGCATCGGCGACGATCAAGTTGTTCGATCTCGCAAGCGCTTCCTGCACGGGCACGCCGTCCACGAACCCAAAAGGCGTCCTCACGTTACCCGCGACTATTTCCAATCCGTTCACCCTGGAATTTCAGCAGGCGTTTGCAAATGGCATATGCGTGCTGACGAGTGGAGCCACAAACCTGACGGTCATCTACGACTAATGTGACCTTCAGCGCGGTTGTGGCGCCAGGACTAATCGAAAAAGCTCTTTTACGGTGGCCGGATCTGGCGACGCTGGATCGGGTCGTTTCCCCCAGTTGCCGTTCGATTCGGCGCGGCTGCCCCACTTTCAACACCCATGAAGACTGTGGTCAATCTGCTGTTAGCGCCCGCAGCCTTCTGTTTTGCCGCTGTAACGCTCGCCTGCTACGCGACACTCGGAGCCGCTGCGCTGCCGAGATTGGTAGCCAATAGCGCGCTCCACCGCAGATAAACTCCATGTCCTCCTCTCTGACTCAATTCGCCAACGCCGCTGGCCTCGACCTCGGCGTCATGGACTCCGGCGGCGCTTTCTCCACTCAGCAGTATCTGGATATCCTCGCCAAAGCCAACCGGATCCTCGACAACTGGTCCGCCGATCAGATCCAGATTCCATGGGCCATCAAGAGCTCGGTGGCCGTCACCGCCAATACGCGGCTCTATTCCGTCGGTCCGGGCGGAGCGAACTGGGCGCTCGGGAGCCTTTACGCGCCGGTCAAGTTTGTTGCCGCGGCGCACAACGTGGGTGGAACCGGGCAGATTACGCCGGTTAAGATCGTGAGCCCAGTCGAATGGGAGTCGATTGCCGACCGGGATGTGAGCGCGAACCTCATCAAGTACCTGTTCTATCAGCGCGGCTCGATCGGCACATTCCAGGCATCGGCCGCAATTTCTCCCGCGCCGCTGCAAAACGGGACGCTCGAGCTTGTCTGGTGGGATCGATTCACCCAGTTCGCCGATGTGAGCACACCCGTCACGTTCCCGCCAGGCTACGAGCGCGCCTTTCAGTTGGAGCTCGCACTCTCGATCGCGCCGATGTTTGACGAAACGCCGTCTGCCGATCTCCAGGCGGAGTATGGCAAGGCTATGAACGCGCTGCGCAAGCTCAATGCCGACCTATGGGGCGTGGATTCTCTGGCTCCGGAGCAGGCGGCGGTGAAGGCGACGGAATAAGCGCATGAAGTTAGTCCCGCCAGCCGAGTGGGCTTTCAATGGTCCGACATACCTCGCCGAATCGCCCGTCTTCGACTGCCAACGCGCTGTGAATCTTTATCCAGAATTTGGATACAAGACCAGCAAGACCGGCATCGCCCTGATCGGCACGCCGGGTCTGGCGACTTTCATGACGCTGCCGACCGCGCCGGTTCGCGCGCTGTGGGCGGGTTCCACCGCACTCGCTGGCCGCAATAAGCTATTCGCCGTCGGGGGCACGCATCCCTATCAGTTGGGCAACGGGGGCGTGGTCATCCACGATTACGGGGCGATGGCCGTTAGCGACGGCACCGGGCCATGCTTTTTCAAAGAAAACGGGCTACAACTCCTCGTTTTAGACACTTCCGCCCTGGAGATTTTCAACCTCAATAACAGTGGATTCACCGCCGATCCAGTGTTCAGCGCGACCGCCCTTGAGTATCTGGACGGGTTTTACGTGGCGATCGCCGCCGGCGGAAGTCTGGCCGGCCCCAATCCGAACCAGATCAACGTATCGGCGCCACTCGATGGAACCACCTGGCCCGCGCTTGCTTTCGCCATCCGCACCGGCGCCGCCGATCTCATCACGCAACTCTGCGTCGTCAACAATAAGCTGTGGATATTCGGCCAGAAGAACATCGAAGTCTGGTACAACGCTGGCTCGTCTCCCTTCCCGCTCGCCCGCATTGACGGGATGACGATCAACCAGGGGCTGCTGCTGCCCTACTCGGTCGTTAAGCTCGACAATACCGTGTTTTGGGTTGGCGCCGACGATCGCGGCTATGCGGTGGTCTATCGCGCCAACGGGCAACAGCCGCTCCGGATCTCCAATCATTCGGTCGAGAACTTTATTTCCACATGGGCGCAGACCGGCTCGGCCAACGCCTTCGCATACCAGGAGCGAGGCCACACCTTCTACGTGCTGAACTTCCCACTGGCTGTCGTCGGCGGCGGACAGGTAGGCGCGACGCTGGCTTATGATCTGGCCACGCAGATGTGGCATGAGCGGTACTACCTGAACCCCGGCAGCGGGAATTTCGAAGCGGCGCGGCAATACTGCTTTGCGTCGATACCGAACTTCATGTCCGGCTCCAGCGCGACAACCAACTTCGCCGGCGACCGGAGCAACGGCAAGATCTACACGCAGAGCATCGAGATTGCGAGCGACGCAGGCGACGCCATCCGCCGGATCAGGACCAGCCCGCATGTGGCTCCATCGGACCGCTGGATCAAGTATCCGCGCATCGAGTTCGAAGCGGATATCGGCAACGCGCAGATTATCCTGGACTACTCAAACAACGGTGGCCGGAACTTTGCGACCGGGACACCGACTTACACGCTCTCAAAGAGCGGTGAGAAGACACCCGGCGGGTTTGACCGCTACTTTCAGACGCAACTCGGCCGGTCGCGTGATCGAGTGTTCCGGGGAACCATCACCAGCTCAGCCGATCTGATCCGGCTGATTAATTCGAATTTGTACGTTGGGGGCCAATAAATGGCTGATGTAAATAATACCGCATCCCCGCTTGTGCCGCTTGATACGCCGATCCTTACGGCAGGCTCCATGGACGACATTCCAGCCGGGCAGGACCGCGGGTTACCTACGATGCCATGGATTGCATTCTGGAACGCACTTGGAAATTTCCTGAGGGCGCTGATCGGCCTGCCAGCCCATTCCGTTCTAATCGGACAAGGGGTTGCGCCGATAACGGGAGCCTCGCCTGGGGCCGCTGGGCACGTGTTGACTTCGAATGGCGCCGCAGCCGACCCCACGTTCCAGGCTGGGCTGGCTACTCCTGTAACTGTGCCAAACGGCGGCTCGGGTGATACCACGCTAACGGCGCATGGAGTCTTGATCGGACAAGGCGTTCTGCCGGTGGCGGTAACGGGTGTCGGCGGCGTGAACCAATTTCTAGCCGGGGTCGTGGGAGCGGATCCCATTTTCCGAAACCTCGCCTCCAACGATGGACCCGGAATCCACAACACCATCGTTCTCGCCAAGATAACTCCGGGAGGAACCAACGGATCATTGACGGTTGACGGCGGATTCATTATGGGTTACGTCCCGCCGACGTAAGAAGGAGGCTTTATGCTCGAACGATTACTCTCGCAGTTCGCCTATGTCCAGGACCTCAAGAAAGAGCTTGCCATTACCACCGAAGAAGCCAAGTTGCTGCTCCGGCAGAGAACGGAGTTGCGGGAGATCGCCGACGCCGAGTTGAAGGATAATGCGAGGCTGCGGGAACAGGCCAAGATACGCGAAGGGTTGCTCCATCACGAAGTGGCGATGCGTGCGGATGAGGGCCATAGGGCCAAGGGGCATATCACGGAACTGGAATCGCATTGCCAGCGCCAGATGAAGATAAATGAGGGCCTGGAGAAGAAACTTGCGGCGACCTACACCCAAATAGGTGAGATGGCGGAAGAGTTGCGGAATATCAAGGTTGAACTACCGCCCGCGAAGCCCAAGCGTGCGCCGCGCAAGCGGAAGTAGTCAGGACTCCGGGGTGTTCAGCAACTTCAGGAATTCGTCGGAAGGTTTCGGCCAGACATAGGGCTGGCCGGTAGCCGGGTGATAACAAATAATTACGGGCGTTCCGTAAACCTCCATCTTACTCGCCATCCGCCAACCTTCCTCCCACGGGACAAGCCTGAGTGGCGGCGGGAAAGTCGGTGGGTTCTGTAAGTGCTCCAAAGCCTTGGGTCTGTCGGAAAAATAGAGCGTAAAGCCCAGAACCGTAGCAATCAAAAACATAAATGCCGCCACCTTGCCGGGATCTGAGAGGTCGGACACGGTAACGGGCAGCATCAGGATTTCACGACACCCAGACCATAGATCATGTCGAAACGCAGAATGCGGGTTGCCGTCGGATCGAAGCGGCGTTCTCCCGTAACGACCAATAAGTTGGCGCCGCCAGCGCGGCGGACAGACTGAATGATTCTCTCAGCAAGGCTGAGTCCGAGCGGCTCGATGCGCCTCTCTGAATACTCATCCCACGCGCGATGAATGGGGCAGGAATGGTAATTGTCAAGATCTATATCGACTGCCACTTGCTGAAGTAGCGTTACTGGCGTCAGGTGGTCCAGGGGCGACAAATGGTAATGCGGTGACCAAAGGGGAAGCGGAGTCCGTACCATGACTGTGTCGCCTGATTTGACGGTGCGCCATTCGTCCACGGCCCATTGATTCATCCGGAGCCACTTCAGCTCGCGCTCGACTACTTCCAGTATCCGGGCGCTCAAAATCTCCAGTGGTTGGTAGCTCTCAATGGGAGTAGGGCGTTCGAGCGAGACTGCGTGCAGCCAGTTCTCATGCGTCGGATCGGCGATCAACTTCGGCCCGATGATCTTGCCAAGCACAGCCCCGGCGAGCAGCCCCAGGAATCCGCGGCGCGTTGTTTCCATGACCTAATTGTATGCCCCAAACGTACACCTTCGCCCAGATCGCCTACCGCGCCTACCGCCACATCAGCGGCCATCGCGCCGCCATGGTGCTGTCGCCCGACATCCTAAACGATATCTTCGGCGAGGGCACAGACATGCTCGACGAGTGGCTGAACGACGAGAACATGGTTTTCGCCCGGCGCCGGGACTCCTGGAGCCTCTTGGCTGGCGTGCAGGCGTACACCATCGGGCCGGGAGCGGATTTCAATGGTCCGCGCCCCACCAATATCGACGAGGCGAATGTCATCCTCACGACCAGCAATCCGCCGATCCGCAAGCCGGTCCATATCGCCACCGCTTCGGAATTCTCGCTGATCGCGGTGCAGGGCATTCCGTTCGCCATCCCGCAGGAGCTCTGGTACGACAATAATTTCTCAGACACAGGCACGGCCACCATCAACCTGTGGCCCGGTCCGCTCGCCGACTACCTGCTCGAGCTGTACACCTGGCAGCAGTTG